CCTGATGTAACACTCATGACTTATAGATACTGGATGAATTGATATTATAATATTAATAAATAATTTTTTAATTGGTTATTTATTTATATTTAATTTATTTACTAAAGTGATTTATATCTAATCAATTTGTGAATAAAATAGTATACATATATAAATATTAAAGTAATAATAATAATAAATAAAAATATTTGTGAAATCAAATTAGTTATAATGACTGCAAAACGGGGTTCGTATCAAGTAACGGTCAATAGTAGTAGCAAGTATGAATGCAATAACTGCATGTTTTATACAAACAAATATACCGACTATACTCGTCACTTGTCTACCCAAAAACATAAAATTCTATCATCTGCATCCACACCTCTAGCATCATCAAGCAGATCGTCGGATCCAGATTCCAATTCTATTATGATAGAAGACGATGCATCAGCTGATTCATGTGAATCGCCGCCATGTATGGGTATGGATGGTTTCAATATACAAATGCCACCATCTCGACCGTGTCAAATGTACACTTGCAGATTTTGCGACAAGCAGTATATCGCTAGAAACAGTTTATGGTATCATGAAAAAAGATGTAAACAACATCATGTAGCGCTTCAGTTGCAGTTACAGAATAAAACAAAGGATGAAGTAATCGATCGGCTATTGAAAGACAACTCTGAAATGATGAAGTTATTAAAAGAAATTGTTCCAAGAATTGGACCGACCACGATGATAATGAATAACACTACGCATAATAAATTTAACATCAACGTGTTTTTAAACGAGCATTGCAAGGACGCGCTTAACATTTCGGACTTTGTAAACTCCATTAAAATTACAATGCAGGATTTGAAACTCACCGAAGAACGCGGTATTGTAGAAAGTATATCGAACGTGCTAGTTCAGGGACTGAACGACATGGACATTTGTAAACGACCCATTCATTGCACCGATTTAAAACGCGACATCCTTTATGTAAAAGAAAACGAGCAGTGGGAACGCGATGAAACGCAAGAGCATTTACGAAAAAGTGTAAATGATATTGCCTACAAACAAATTCTATCAGTTGAAAATTGGAAAAACACGCTTCCAAATTTGAATTGCGATGATTCGCTTCAACTTCAGTATAATACGCTACTTATGAAAACGTTGGCAGATACTACTGGAGAAAAGGATGTTAAAAAAATAGTAAAGTCGGTATGTAAACACGTTTATTTGTCAGAGACGCTGCTACTCTGAAAACACATCACTTCCACAAATTTGCATTTGTAAATCAATATTCAAATCTGTGTTTTTACTCGTAACGCTTGTGAAAATAACATCCGATCCGTCCATCTGTGCGGGTGGTGCGGGCATTTGTATAACACTGTGTGGAAGAATCGACATAAGTCTGCTTTTTAACTGGTTCGTAAAAATAATATATGGCAGGTGTTCTTCCTCTAGAAACAGCTTCCATAAAAAGTGCATTTTTTTCCAGGTTATAAAGTATTGACTGTTGTTGCACGGGCTGGTGCTGGTCGCAATAAACCGGTTAATGATCGCAGTTTCATCATTTAATTTCAAATACAAACAGTGTGAATGCAAAATCGGGTCCTTGCAATAATGCGATTCCAGAAATGCATCTGCGTTTTTAAATCGTTTCGAATAACAGCATGCTACGCACATGATTTCAACAATGTTGCGTTTAATGGGTGACGAATAATCACATACATTCAGCGTAGACAGTCCGTCATCGTTCATGTCCAACAGTCGACATTCGTTAAACGTGTGTTCGTAAAATTTAAATTTGAACACGTTACTCATTCCATGCATACCAAAAAGTGCCGCGCATTCCGACGATAGTTCTTTTATAAACCGTTTGGCTTTCGGGGTAATGAAATAAAGGTTTACATTTTTTTTGTAGAATATGTCTCCGAGAATAATGAGGAAATGTTTCACGGCGTCGCGACTTTTGAACACGCTCGGTATAAACAGCGCGAGTACTTTTTGAATCGTGTGCGATTCAGGCATCGAATTCAAAAGCTCTTTTTCTTCTTTGATTCGTTTTATGATTTGATTCTTGATTCGATACTTCCATGGTTTCAAATCTTCATATTCATTCAGCGCCAGAAGCGTCACCTGTACAATCTCGTCCTCTTCAATTAATTCATATTTCATGGTGTTCCGATTGTATGCAAAAAACAAGTCAATTGCCGAATTGTAGTAGTATTTATTGGTATCATCCGACAAAAACTGTTCAATGAATTCATCGGCCGTTGTAGAAAGCGCATTTTTACGCTCGGTTCGTTCATGGAGTGTAACTTCGTAGTTCGATAAAGCAGTTGGCAGCTGTAAAACGAGCGATGATAGTTTCGACAAAATTGAATCATTCCCGCTGTATCTCGAAGCCATTTCATCTATGCTCTTGTGAAGCCGAACAATGTCAAATCCGGTACCCACCGCATTGTTTGTATTTGCATTCATCGTTGTATCTGTCAAGGTATGATCGGATGTTTCTGATTCAAAATTAGATACTTCAGATACCCCAGATAAATGATACATTTGTATTTTATTTGTATTTTTATTATCCATATATTGGGTTTAAATATTTAAATGATATAAATAAATCAATAAGAGATAATGTATTTGAATGTATGATGTATGCAAATATAAATATAAATATTCTCATACTGTCGGTGTTCAACCACGACGAACTGTATGATAAAATGTACGAAAAAAATATGGAGTACCTTGATACGATGAATGAAACGTATGGCGCCCTCATGCGCAACATTCGGTTTTACTATGTACGCGCCGACCCCGAATGCACCGTTCCAGTTTTAAATGAACACACTCGGATGCTTGTTGTTCCTGGAACAGAGAGTTGGTGTCCCGGGATTCTTAAAAAGACGATAGCCGGGTTTCATTTTTTTTCATCCGGTATGAACTTTGATTTTGATTTTGACTACGTGGTTCGAACCAATGCTTCTACGTTTATCGATATGGAAGGCCTTTACAATGAACTATCTCAAGTTCATTTGGCGCGGAGCGTAAACGCTCTAGATGTCAATGCGAGGTGTCAATATATTGCTATGGGCCATGTTTCAACTCTAGCTTCGGATACCATAAATTACAGATATGGACTAACCGAAGATTCGATGAACCTGTATCGAAATGAACGGTTTTTTCAGGGTGTATGCATAATTATGAATCGCGCACTTTATAACGAAATGGTGGATCATTCAGCGACATCTATTAACTGTAATATTGTAGATGACGTTGAATTGGGTCATTTTATTTTTTCATACGATCGCGGGCCTGACTCGCCTAATTCATTACACGTGGTAGATTTGAAACAGCGGATGGTATCATACTACGTCGACGACGCCGATGCGATACGCCCGTTTATATTCTGCAATAACCGGTATAAGGCCTGGCGATATAATGACTTGCTGTCGTTTTGTGCATTCGCAGATAAGTATATCAACGACGCGCGTATTATAAAATACTAGACAATGCGGTTTGTACATCTTCCGTTAAGGTTTCAGGATAAGCAACATGAAACCAAATGTGCAGCGATCCACATACAAGTTCACTACTATTTTTTCCAGTCATTCGTTCAAATCCAAGCCCTTTGATGGTTTTGGTACTTTCCGGCTGAATGACGCTTCCAATATTTTTATTCAATATTTGATACGTCTTTCCATTCAAATGTGTAAACTCAAATTGAAACCCGCAAAGGGATTCTTTCAATGTAATTGTTTTATGAAGAACTAAATCGAGAGGATTAGTGGAGGTTTTTACATGTTTACTCAGTAGCGGTTCCAAATCCATCGTTGAGAAAACTGAATGCGGTTGAAGTTGTATTGTAAGTTTAATCTCTCCAATTACTCCATTGGCATTTACGTTTCCAACATTCGGTATTATAATCACTTCGCCATTTCGAACCCCCCTGGGCACCACTACGTTCATGGTTTCATGTACCACATTACTAAACATCTCGTTTTCCGATATCACTTTTTCGTACTCGAGTGTTGTTTCGAATCCCGTATACGCCTGCTCCATGGTTACTTTCAAGGACTTTTCAATAGGGTCAGGTAAATGGGTTTCGGCTGGTTTTGTCCTTTCGCGTTGTTGTTGTTGTTGTTGTTGTTGCTGTTGCTGTTGCTGTTGATGTTGGTGTTGTTGCTGTTGCTGTTGCTGTTGTTGTTGCTGTTGTTGTTGTTGTTGTTGTTGTTGTTGCATGTGCATAATAAATGGATTGAATCCTCCTCCTGGTCCTCCAATTCCTCCCCTAAAAATATCAGCGGGATGTCCACTTTGATGAATGATATGAATTTCCCCACCAAATCCACCCATTCCGCCCAAACTGTGGAGTATCCCGCCCAAACCGCCTAACCCTCCTAACCCGCCGCCCCCTTCTCCAAACAGCATATTGAAAATTTCATGCGGATTAATTTCTGCTGAAAACATCCGCGCTCCTCCCATCCCCCCCATCCCACCCCGCCCAAACTTTAATTCCATATCGTACTGTTGGCGTTTTGCCGGATCGGATAAAACGGAGTACGCTTCTGCTAATTTTTGAAACATTTGAGTCGATTCGGGAGAATTGTTTTTATCTGGATGGTGAATAAATGAAAGTTTACGATAGGCCTTTTTAATTTCATCTACACTTGAATTTTGTTGAACTCCTAAAATATCATAAAAATTAGACGAGGAAGTTGATGCCATATGAAATGATTTAAACTTTTGACACTTATAATAAATAAAGTACGAAGTGCTTAAATAATTATAGGTCTAATTAATATCAAGTATCAAGTATCAAATATTATATGACGGCGATAGTACATACTCTACAACATTCATTCATTGTGAAGTATCAGCCACAATGCGTGTCCCAGTTTCAACAACTTACCCCTAAACTGAAAACAATTATTTCATCTCTGATTTCAATCGATAACCTGAATTTATTAATTAGCGGCGAACCTGGAGTTGGAAAAACGGCAATTATCAGCGCGATTATTCGCGAATATTACGGAGACCAGTACACAGATAACAATATACTTGTATTGAATTCGTTAAAAGAGCAGGGAATTCAGTATTATAGAAACGACTTGAAGGTATTCAGTCAAACGAGCAGCGCGGTCAAGGGGAAGCGAAAGATAATAATGCTCGATGATATTGATATGATCAACGACCAAAGCCAGCAAGTGTTTCGAAACTGCATCGATAAACATCGCCGCAGTGTTCATTTTATAATGACGTGCACCAATATCCAAAAGGTGATTAACAGTATCCAGTCGCGCATGATTATTATTGAAATTCCGGCACCCACTACACACACGCTGTTTCGTATCGCAAAACACATCATTTCAAATGAACCGTCTATTCAAAAAAATATGATACTGTGCTGTAGTAACCGGGACTGTCCTCTCGCCCAAGATCCCAATACCGACGAATCAAATTCAGTAGAAGCGGAGTCATCATTGAACATGAATTGTCCATTGGAGTACATTATCTCTCTTTCTAATAACACAATACGGACCTTTATCAACTATATTGAAAAACTATATATTTTTGATAAACCCTTCACAACGGATATCGCGAAAAGCATGTATACCAACATTTCTTTTGCAGAGCTTGAAAAGTATACCGCGCATATTGCAAACGGTGAACTGTCGGACGCAATCGGCGTATTTTACACGTTGCACGATCACGGATATTCGGTGATTGACATTATTGAAACGTACTTTTCATTTTTAAAAAATACCCGACAAGTCAATGAAAAACAAAAATATAAATTAGTGTCGCTGCTTTGCAAATACATTACCGTGTTTCATAACATTCATGAAGACGAAATTGAACTTGCATTATTCACAAACAACGCAATA